TATAAGTAATGCGTTCGTTTCAGTAGCTCAAATTATTGCTGACGCTATCGTTCAAATTGTTGAAGCAATAGCTCCATTTGCTCCAGCCATAACTGAAATGGTGGTTGCGATTGCTCCGTCAATTGCAGATATTGTTTCGTCATTTAGCAGCATGTTCTCTCAGATTAGCCCTATCATTGATAGCTTGTCTAATCTATTGAAAACGTTTGGGGAACAAGTGAGCTCTATCTTGAAAAGTGCTGGTAGTGTAGTTGAGTCCTTTGGCTCTGCTATCCGTAATGTCCTTGACGGTGTAGCTGGAATCTTTGACAGCATCGGTAATGCTGCCTTAAACGCAGGCCTTGGAGTCAAATACATGGCTGAAGGGATTGCGAAACTTACTGAGCTAGGATTGCTAGACTTGGCTGGAACATTAGCGACAGTAGCAACAGGCTTGACTGCTATTGCCAATTCTGGCATTGCTTCAGCAGGTCCTGGATTGCAACAAGCAGTGACTGGGTTGAGTTTGATAGCTATATCAGCTCAACTTGCAAGTGTAGCCTTGCAATCACTACCTACAGCCTTATCATCACTAAGCACTAACCTTAGCACATTGCCAGAAACACTGACAAGCGCTGGAGCTTCGATGAGCACATTTGCTTCATCGGTCATGGCTTCATTTGCAAGCTTATCTGGATCTGTATCTGGAGTAATGGCGCTTCAGACAAGCTTGGTGGCTCTAGCTAACGCTATGATGATGGCTCAAAGTGGGGCTTCAGCGATGTCATCTACTCTAACGATGATTAACACTTCAGCTTCATCGGCTTCAACAGCTATTTCTCAGCTTGCTTCAGGCATAGCTTCAGCGATGGCTCAAGCTGTCTCGTCGGTTCAATCGAGCATGGTATTGATTGTGACTGTAATTTTGCAGTCGTCAGCTCAAATGACACAAGCTGGACAACAGGCAGGCCGTGGGGTTTCTGAAGGGATAACAAATGGTATCCGTTCAGGAATCGGCTCGGCGACATCAGCAATGTCATCCATGGTCAACTCTATCCAGTCTACAGGAATGAGAGGCGTCTCTACTATGCGCTATGTAGGCTCTATGATTGGTCAAGGGCTTGCTCAAGGTATGTATTCAGCACTTGGAACTGTCACGGCTGCTGCTAATGCTCTTGTCGCTCAAGCTGAGAGAGCAGCGCAGGCCAAAGCCAAAATCCACAGTCCGTCACGACTATTTAGAGACAATGTAGGTAGATACATTGCTCAAGGGGTGGCAGTCGGTATCTTGGCAGATGCTCACAAGGTAGATGATGCCATGGGCGATGTATTCGACCAAATCAAAGCCTTTAACTTTGCCCCTGAAGACATTCTTGGAGTAGGTCAGGCTAGCCTTACGAAGACACTTCAGGTCAAGTCAGACCTAGATCGTCAAATTAAAGCGAGTGTTAAGGTCGTACAAGAAAAATCTAACCGACTTGTCGAGCAAGCTCTAGAAGTTGCTGAGAAGGCAGTCAAACGGCCAGTCAGTCTGATGATGGAAAGTGGAGCGCTTGTCGGTCAAATCGGCCCAAAGATGACCGATTACCAAAACGACCAACTCATGATCGATAACATGATGAGAGGGATTATTTAATGGACACAGTTATCTATAACAATCATGACCTCTCTGAGGTTATCAAAATCAACGAAGTAATTCGTCCGGTAGGAAATGAAAGGGATGTCACAACAAATGACGCCCCTTTTTTGGGCGTAAACGTCCAAGAAGTAAGAACCGGACCCAAAAAAATCAAAGTTAAGTTTACCGTTCAGAAAAAAACGGCTAGGGATACCGAATTGGCCAAGCACGCCTTGGCTACAATCCTGAACACCGACAAGCCAGTTCGTATTGATATTTCAGACGAGCCAGATAAGTACTATATGGGGCTTGTCGTTGGTTCTGTCGATGTCGACAATGTGGCTAGATGGCTTCAAAAGGGCGAGTTTGAGATTCTTGTTCCTGATGGTGTCGCACATGGTACGACCTATAGACGGTTCGATAACGGCCAAGAGCAACCTGACAAGGTTGTTTTTAACTTGGTCAACAATGGCAACGTCCCAGCTTTTCCTGTCGTTACGGTTAAGAATAACGCCGAGAATGGCTATATCGGTCTAGTCAATGCTAGTGGAGCTCTTGAGGTTGGTGACCGTGAGGAGGCTGATACAGGGATAGTTAAGAAATCAGAAATCTTACTTGATTTTAGAGGCGATAAAATCACAAACGGACTGGCTAGCGCAGCAAAGAACCAAGCCGTCACAAATGACCGTACAGAGTATATTGTCGGGACAGCTGAAATGATTAATCTCTGGGAGCGTCCCCATATTAAATTAAAAAATCTACGAGGTGAAACCAAGTTACAAAACTATGCTGCTAGTCTAACTTGGACTATCCCGAATGATAGTGTAGGAGAAATTGGGTCTTTAAACGATTATCTTTGGTGGCGACAAGTCTTTTGGTCTGAGGCTCTTAATCAGTATGGTTTTATTAAAATTACTATTTCTGACACTAACGATAAATTCTTATACGGCGTGGAGAGTTTCAAAAGGTCTCTGGGCTCAGAATGTGAATATAACTTCTTTGCTAGCGATGGCAAGGGTAGCTATAACATTCTGAAACGTTGGGAATTTGACGGAAGCACTACAGGAGACATTAACCCTTTTAGTGTAGCTAGAGGCTGGTCAGATTTGAAACGGAATGATGACAAGGTACAAGTATTTTATCGTGGCTCTTACTTTACTTTCACAGTTCCTGAAATAAAGGGCAGAAAGTCAGCTAAGATCCATGTGACATTAGGGGCATATCGAGATTATCCAATGGTCTCTCATATGTATCTTGATGAATTGTATTATCGCAAAGATTTTGTGCCAGGAATCGGTGATGTGCCGAACCGCTACCCAATCGGTTCAAACGTTGTGCTAAACAGCGAGAATGACACTGTCACAGTGGACGGCCTTGAGAAGATTGTAGACGTCGTAGATGGATCAAGTTTCTTGACTATTCCTCCAGGTAATAGTCAGCTTGAGGTCTATTGCTCAAGTTGGGTCAAGACCAAGCCAACTGTAAAAGTAGAATTTAAAGAAAGGTATCTATAGCAATGTTATTGACAATACATGACTCAAATTTGAGAAAAGTGACTTTTATCGACAATGACAAACAGGATACATTGAACTATTTCAATGACACCTGGACAAGATACCTGGAAACTGGTTCTAGTACCTTTGATTTTACAGTCTTTAAAAAGGCAATTATCTCAGATGTAGGCAAAAAGAGGGCTTATAACTCTCTCAATGAGAAAGCCTTTGTTTCATTCAGATACAAGGGCAGAACTTACCTGCATACAATCCGAAAAATTGAGGAAAATGAGAAGGTCATTAAATGTTACGGTATCAATCTAAACCTTGAGCTTATCAATGAGTATTCTATCCCTTATAAATCACCTAAAGCTATGAGTTTTAAGGAGTTTTGCGAGGCTATGGACCTGCTCAACTATACTTTCTTAAAAATCGGTATTAATGAGGTTGCTAATAAGAAAATCTCTGCTGAATGGGAGGGCACAGATACTAAGCTCAATAGACTTTTAAGCCTGGCTAAGAAATTTGGCGCAGAAATTGAGTTTGACACACGTCTCAACGCTGACAGCTCTATCAAGTCATTTACAGTCAATGTCTATCATGAGCACGACGATAGCCACCAGGGAGTTGGTCAAATTAGCCCAAAAATCTTGAAGTATGGTAAAAACCTCAAGACGATCACTAGAGCGATTGACAAAACTGGGATCTATAACACGGTTGTCCCAACAGGTAAGGATGACAAAGGCAACGTAGTTGATATTAGGGGTCTTGGAGCTTGGTCAGTCAATAACGCAAAGGGAGAACGTGAGTTCTACCAGTCAGGAGCTGCATTGTATGCCCCTCTCTCTATGCAGATGTATCCGTCTACTTTTACTCACTCAACAGGGGACCGTGACCAGTGGATCCGTAAGGATATGACGGTAGAGAGTTCAAATCCTGAGGTCATCCGTTCGACGGCTTACCGTGAACTCAAAAAGAACTGTTATCCAGCAGTAACTTACGAGGCTGAGGGCTTTGCGGATCTTGAAATAGGAGACACAGTCAAAGTCTATGATGACGGCTTTAGCCCTACTCTCTTGCTTGAAATGAGGGTATCTGAGCAAACTATCAGCTTTACCAATCCGAAGAACAACAAGACAACTTTTTCAAATGCTAAGGCGCTTGAAAATCGTCTATCCCAAGGCATTCAACAACAACTAGACAGTATGATAGAAGAGGCTAAGCCTTACACTATCAAACTTGCTACTGATAACGGTGTAGCCTTTAAAAATGGCCAAGGTCAGACGATTGTGACCCCTACTTTGATGAAAGGTAACAAAGTCATAAATAGCGGTTGGCGCTGGGTTGTAGATGGCGAAATCAAAGCCACAAGCCCTAGTTACATTGTCCGAGGCTCTGACATCAATCAAAAGATGGTTTTGACGGTCTCGGCATGGATTGATAACAAAGAGGTGGCTTCTGAGCAGCTGACTCTTATCAATACGTCTGACGGAACGGCAGGAAAGACTCAGTACTTGCATAGAGCTTGGGCCAACTCAGAGGACGGACGTGATGGTTTCAGCACCTCATCAAGTGCTAACAGGCGCTATTTTGGTACTTACACTGATTTTGATGAGGCGGACAGTCAGGATCCTACAAGATACAACTGGACGGCTCTTTTCGATAATGTAAAAGGCGGAAATCGTAACTATTTCAAAAATGGCCGGGCTCAGCAAATCAACACAGGAAATAATGAAACGTATGACATGCGGACTTTCATTTTTGACGATTTTTGGAAAAACCAAGACAGGCTAAAACCAAATTATGTGCGTGTAGCATTTGAAATTAGCTTATCTCCAGCTCTAGCAAAAGATACACAGGTCAATGTGCATTTTTCGGCTACTCCTTGGTATAAAAATCAAATTGTCCTCAAAGCTGGAGTCACTACCCCTCAAAGTTTTGAATTTACTATTGACCTCTCAAATGCCTCGGAGGCTTACAAAACAGATAATATTTTCATCCGTTTTGGTACAGCTCATGGATTTCCTGCTAACCAGACAGTTACGCTTGAGAATGCCATGCTAGCCGTGGGAACTAATTTTCTTGGTTATGTGAAAGCTATTGAGGATGTAGAGACTGACATCAACTCCAAGGCTGACCAAGGCCTGACTCAGGAACAGTTGAATGCTTTGAACGAGAAAGCTGGGCTTATCCAGGCTGAACTTGAGGCCAAGGCTAGCGCTGATACGCTTGACAACTGGATAAAGGCTTATAAGGACTTTGTCCAGTCTAACGAGACAGCAAGGGCGCAAGCTGAGAAAGATTTGATTACAGCTAGTCAACGTGTCTCAAGTATTGCTAAGGATCTTGGAGAACTATCTGACCGTTGGAATTTCATCGATACCTATATGAGTTCCTCAAATGAGGGGCTTGTGATTGGTAAGAATGACGGCTCGTCTAGTATGCTATTTAGTCCAAATGGACGAATTTCAATGTTTAGCGCTGGTGTAGAGGTTATGTATATTTCTCAGGGTGTCATCCACATTGAGAATGGTATTTTCTCTAAGACTATCCAAATTGGACGATTTAGAGAAGAGCAGTATCATATTAACCCTGACATGAACGTCATTCGTTATGTAGGATAGAAAGGAGCGAAATGCCAAGATTTAGTAATTCAAGTAACAGCTTATATTTGAATGTGTATATTGATGAAGTTTCAACAGACGTTTCAGCTAATACTTCAACCATCAACTGGCAGTTGACAGTTAGTCGTTATACGTACTATCACACGTTCAATAAACAGGGAGACAGTACTTTATCTCTAACTTTGGACGGCCAAAATGTGCACTCTAGCAACCCAGTTTGGGAAGTTTGGGACGGCGAGGTCACTCTCGCTAGTGGCTCAAGCACAATCAGCCACAATGCAGATGGGACTAAAAAGCTCCCTATTTCTTGTACGTTCAATCCTAATAATGGATTGCATGGGACTATCACAGTCTCAGCAAGTCTCAGCTTGACAACTATACCACGCTCTAGCTCTGTAAGCGTGAGCCCTGGAGTTATTGGTAGTTCAGTTACTATCAATATTAACCGTCAAAGCTCAAGTTTCAAGCATACAGTGCGCTATTCATGGGCAGGTAAGTCAGGGACGATTGCAATGAATGTAGACACATCTACTAGCTGGGCAATCCCTCTTGACTTTGCAAACGACATCCCAAACTCTGCTAGTGGTACAGGGACTATCTATGTAGATACCTATTCAGGAAATACCAAAACTGGAACGCAGTCAACTACCTTGACGGCTAGCGTGCCAGCCAATGTCAAGCCTACTTTTTCAGGTGTCACTCTGTCAGATTTGAATGGTGCAGCTCAGAACCTTATCCCAAACGGAAACATGTTCATCCAGGTAATCTCTAATATCAAGGTAGCTTTTAATGGTGCAGTCGGTTCTTACGGCTCATCAATAACTGGATACTACGCTGAAATCGTTGGCAAAAACCAGTCCACAAGCTCAAACGGTGGTAGCCTTGGCATCATGAACTATCACGGCACAATCAAAATCAGAGCAAGCGTCTCTGATAGCCGTGGGCGTTGGTCAGACGCTAGAGAGGTATCTGTAACCGTGCTTGAGTATTTTGCTCCAGCATTAAGTTTTAGCATAGCAAGAACGGGCTCAACATCTAGCACCCTAACAGCTACAAGAAATGCCAAAGTAGCGTCTTTGACTGTCTCGGGAAGTCAAAAGAACTCAATGTCGCTGACTTTCAAGGTTGCTCGGCTTGGGACTACTAACTTTCAAGTAGACACAGGACCAGCCACTGGATCCTGGACAAGTATCTCAAATCTAGTCAATTCTCAGGCTAATCTAGCAGGCAATTATCTAGCTAATCAGTCCTGGGTCGTTATTGCTACACTAGAGGACAAATTCACTCGTACTGAGTTCATGGTCAACGTTGCTACAGAAAGCGTAGTCTTATCTTATGACCGCTCGGGTGTAGGCATCAACAAAATTCGTGAGCGTGGAGCTTTGGATGTCAAGGGTGACGTCTATGTTAATGATAAACCTATTCAACAGTATCGGATGACAGATAACAATGGGGGTCTAAGTAGAGGTAGTGCTCAGTGGGATGATATTTGGAATAAGCAAGGAACTGAGTTTGGCTGGAGAAATGGAAAGTACGCAGACAATCCTACTGGCAACGATTGGGGTCTGTATCAAAATTTTTGGCTTGACAGTTGGAAAGGAGTGCAATTTTTCACAGGGATAACATCAAATAGGTTTTTCTTTAGAACCTACAACAGCGGTAATAGATGGGCTCCGACACAATGGAAAGAGATTGCTACTAAGGATGACATTCAGAGCACGACTTGGCAAAATCTTCCTTTACAAAACGGCTGGGTAAATCATCCTGATTACGACAAAGTTCAGTACTCAAAAACATTTGATGGAGTGGTTTACATCAGAGGCACGGCTTACAAAGGCAGAACAACAAAAGAGACAGTTATTGGTGTCTTACCTGTCGACTTTAGACCTAAACAAACTATGTTTGTATCAGCTCTAAATAATAGCTATGGCATGGCTGTTTTAGGCATTTATCCGAGCGGTAATGTAGTCGTAAAGGGAAACGTTGACGCCACTTGGCTCAACTTTGACAATATTTCATTCAAAATTTAAAAAGGAGAAAGCATGAAATTAGAGTACGGGACAAAGTCCCAAGAATTTGACGCAAGCGGAACAGCATCCGCTACAAAGGTCACGCTAGTCAATGCAGACAGTGCTATCGTGCCAATTTTCTTACCAGCTGATAAAATCGGCTTGTCTAATACAGAACTTTTTGCGCTAGCCTTGGAAGCTCTCTATCAGGAGAATTTCCCACAGCGTGCCGAAAAGGAGAAATTCAACCAGGTAGAGGCGCAGCTCAAGCAAAATAAGGAAATGGCAACTAAGGTAGAGCAAGCGACCGTAGAAAACAAAGAAAACCTTTATGCTGTTTCAACTATCACTGAGGTCTTGAGTGCCGTAGTAGTATCTCAAAATGGTGGCATGCCTACCTTTGCCTATGTAAAGGTAGCAAATTTCATCAAGCCTCTTGTAAAGAGTACACGCTACTCAAACGGGGACATCGTTGCTATGCCGTATCCGTTTGAAACCAATGCTAAATGGCCGAAAGGCACGCAAACTATCTTCATGTTTCAAATGCAACCGTCCGAATGGTACACTTGGAAAGAGCAGACTCTTGCTGAAATGCTTCAGCAAGGTGTGCTTACTGTGATCATGCCACGCATTGATTAGAAGGAGGTTGTATGCAAATCGAATTTTTCAACTTTTTAAGAAGCGTAGTCCAGACTGAAGATGGTCTAGTCTTGTACGCTCTGACTTTGATTGTTTCAATGGAAATCATTGATTTCTTAACTGGAACGATTGCAGCTATTGCCAATCCCGACATCGAGTATAAGAGCAAAATCGGCATTAATGGGCTTCTTCGCAAAATTTTAGGAGTCCTCTTGCTGATGATCCTCATTCCGATGTCTGTGCTCTTGCCTGAAAAATCAGGCTTCGCATTCTTGTACTCAATTTATCTCGGGTACATCGTATTTACTTTTCAATCTCTCGTTGAAAATTACCGCAAACTAAAAGGAAATGTTACTCTTTTTCAGCCGATTTTAAAAGCATTTCAGCGCTTGCTTGAAAAAGATGACGACAAAAATAAAGGAGAATAACACATGCAACAAATTACTGAAATTATCGTAGCATCAGCTACTGGAGTCTTAACCATTTTGGCTGGCGTCGCAGTCAAATCCATTAAAGATTTTTTGATTAAAAAAGGTGGAGAAAAAACCATCAAGATCGTTGAAATCCTTGCTAAAACTGCAGTTAATGCCGTGGAGCAGGTTGCTTCTGAGACTGGATACAAGGGCGAAGAGAAGCTTGAGCAAGCACGAACTAAAATCCGTGCTGAGCTCACCAAATATAACATCAGCATGACAGATAAAGACCTTGATACGTTTGTCGAGTCTGCAGTTAAGCAGATGAACGAAGCCTGGAAAGGGGAATAAGTATGGATATCGATACAAGTAGATTAAGAACTGACCTTCCACAAGTTGGGGAACAACCATATCGTCAGATTCATGCTCATTCAACTGGTAATCCAAACTCAACAGCTCAAAATGAAGCAGACTACCACATGCGCCGCCCAGTTGATTCAGGGTTTTTCTCACATGTCGTCGGTAACGGCCGTGTGATGCAGACCTGGTACACAGACATGGGGGCATACGACGTAGGAGGTGGCTGGAACGTAGAGGGTTATGGTCAGGTAGAACTGATTGAGAGTCATGAAACCAAGGAAGAATTCATGCGCGATTACAAGCTCTATGTTGAGCTTCTACGGAACCTCGCTGATGAAGCAGGCATCCCTAAAACTCTTGACTCTGATAGCCTTGCAGGCATCAAGACTCATCAATATTGCACATACAACCAACCTCGCAATTACTCTGACCACGTTGATCCGTATCCTTACCTTGCAAAATGGGGCATCAGCCGTGAGCAGTTTAAAAAGGATATCGAAGGTGGCTTATCTGAAGCTGGCTGGAAACGCAATGAAACAGGTTGGTGGTGGGAGGAGTCAGATGGCTCTTATCCAAAAAACAGCTGGAAACAAATCAAGGGAGAGTGGTTCTACTTCGATGAACGTGGCTATTGCTTAATCAATCGTTGGTTCAACGATGGTAAAGACTGGTTCTATCTTGATAA